CCTCCCTCTACGCAATCCTCCGCAACAGAAAACACCCCCATGAATAACATCCTCGCCCGACTCAAAGAACCCTCCACATTTCGCGGCCTCGCCATTTTGGCCGGTCTCGGTGGCATCGTCATCGACCCCGCCCAAGTGAACGCCATCGCGACCGCTGTGGCAGCCGTCCTCGGCCTCATCGAGGTCTTCCGTAAAGAGAAATGATTCCCCCTGCTCAGATCGTGACCGGCCTCCTTGTGACCGCTTTTGCCGTAGGAGCCCTCCTGCTCCTCGGCGGGTGTAGCACGCTCGGGGTCTCACTTCAGACCGAGTACGGCAAATTTTCCTATGCGCTTCCCGAGCTTCCTAAGCCTTCCTCCAAATGACTCATAAATTTTAATTGCTCATGCTCCCCCCGAGCCGCCCCCAGCAAGCAAAGTCCAAGACGCAAGCCCTGCTCACCAAGGCCCGCGTGGATGATGCCGTGGCGCTGGTGGGCATTCGCGGCTACTACAGCGACAGCATGGGAGTGCCAGGCAAAAACGACCGAGGCATCTACGACGACGCCATTTTCCTCGTCTCGCCAAACGCCTACGCCACCTTTAACGCCAACACCGACCCTTCGGTAAAACGCCAAGGCATCGCCGTCCTCAAGCCCGGCGTGCACCGCTACCGAAAAGGCAAGCACGGCCTCAGCAAGCCCGGCGGCGGCTATCCTGCCCTTCGCCCTGCAAACCCCGCCGAGGCGCTCCCTGTGACCCGTGACGGCGCAGGCGACAGCATGGGTGTTGCAATCAATATCCACCGTGGCGGCTACAATACAACAAGCTCTCTCGGCTGTCAGACGATCCACCCAAGCCAATGGCCTGCCTTTATCGGTCTAGTCTATGCCGAAATGGACCGCACGGGTCAGAAGACAATTCCGTACCTACTCATAGAGGAAGAAGCATGAGCAAATCCAAGCAACAATCTCGGAAAGCTGTGCTGGAGCGCATCCGTAAAGAGCTAGTCGATCAATTCGACTGCGGCCTCGCCGTAGTGAGCTGGGAGGAAAGCGGCACCACCTACCACATGGACCTCAAATTCGGGAACCAATACGCAGTCGAGGCGCTAGCCGATAGGACCAGCGACATTTTATTTCCATACGAAGAAGATGAAGAAGAGGAGGAGGAAGTATGAAAACATCCTGGTCAGCAATAGCCCGCGAGCAATCGGACAAGGCGCACAAGACCGAGGTGGACAGCCTCAAAGCCAAGCTCGTTCAATACCAAGCCAGCGTCGAAAGCCTAGAGAAACAACTCGGCATCGCGCTCTCGCTCGGCCGCACCCGCATCCGCCCTCAGCCGCTCTCAGTCAACATGAACGACAAGGCTGAAGCCGTCGCCATCGCGCTTGCCAGCGATTGGCATGTGGAGGAAACGGTAGAATCTGCATCCGTGAACGGCCTCAACGAATACCGCTTGCCCATCGCCAAGACCCGCATTGAGAAATTCTTTTCCACCATAGCCCGCCTCACCGAGATCGAGCGCCACGGTGCCAAGATAGACGACCTCGTTTTGTGGCTCGGCGGCGACTTAATGACCGGCATGATCCACGAAGAGCTCGCTGAATCAAACTCCAAGACGCCTACGCAAGTCATCCTCTGGCTCCAAGACCGCCTTGCAGACGGCCTCGCCACGCTCAAGCCTCACTTCAAGCGCATCATCATTCCCACCAGCTACGGCAACCACGGCCGCACGACGATCAAAACTCGCCACGCCACCGGAGCCGCCCACAGCTACGAGTGGCTTCTGTATCGCATCCTCGAAGGCCGCTTCCACGGAGACCAGCAGATCGAATGGCAGATTGCCGACAGCTATTTCAACTTTATGACCGTCTATGACCGCCGCCTGAGATTCCACCACGGAGACGGCCTTAAATTTCAAGGCGGCATCGGGGGCCTCACGATCCCGACTGAAAAAGCCATCGCCTCATGGAACAAGTCGCCGAACCGTGCGGACCTGGACCTTTTCGGCCACTGGCACCAATACCAGCAAAACCGGCACTGGCTCTGCAACGGCAGCCTCATCGGCTACAACGCTTACGCGTTAAGCATCAAGGCGAGCTTCGAGCCCCCCACGCAGACCTATTTCCTCCTCGATAAGAAACGCGGACGAACCATGACAGCCCCCATCTACCTATGAGCACCTGGAAATCCCTCGCCGAAAAGTCCAACTCGCTCCCGCCCGGCTGGAGCACTACCGACGAAATCGCCGCAGACCTCGATTGCGAGCCAAGCGAAGTCGCCAAAATCCTCGCCGCATCAGTCCGAGACGGCCTCGTCGAAAAGCAAACATTCCCTCACTGGCAGGAAGGCAGTCGCCAACTCCTCTACCAAACTGGCTACCGGCAAGCAGGAAAAACCCAGCAAGTTTGTGACAAAGCCCAGCCAGCTAAATCTAAGCCGCCCACCAAGCCGCCCAGCACGCAGGCGGTCCCTGGCATCCCCGCCCACCTCCTCGACCGAGTGCGGCAGACGTGCGTTCAGTATCGACATCTACGCCCGAGCGAAATTGCCGCCCGCTGCCGATGGAAGGGAGAGTCAAAACTATCATCCACCGCCATCCGAGCCCTACTTGACAAGCTCACCCTATAATCAAAAGAGATGCCCGACGACCAAACCATAGTCGAAGGCGATGCCGGATTCCTCGGCATGGCCTCCCGCTTGAACCCGCTGCAACTCCAGCCGGGCATGGTCCAATACGCCGAAAACATGCGCCTCGACCGAGGCGTGGCCCAGACACGCAAAGGCGCGAAGCGCCTTGCGGAGTCCATCGGCAATATCGGCGAGGCACTCACCGTTCCATTCCAGCTTGGGGTGGACAAATCCATCACGTCCATCGCTCGCGCGGGCACTACGGCCACAGCCACTCTCACCGCACACGGCTACGCGACCGGCGACTATGTGAACATCCGCGGAGCCGCTCAATCGCAATACAACGGGAACTTCTACATCACCGTCACAGGCCCGAGCGCTTTCACCTACACCATGACAGCGGACCCCGGCGCATCGGCCACCGGCACGCTCATCGCCAATCGTGGCCCCGTAATCCAAACCACCTACACCGGCGGTATCATCGGCGCTGGCATCTACAGCTCCCCACGCCTGGACAACAGCAACGAATACATCGTCCTCGCCGGGCCCAACGCCTGCTACCTATGGCGAGACGGCGCAAACCTGCAATCCATTTCCTACCCCACCACCGACACCATTGTGGCCGGTGATGACATCGAGATCATCCAAGCTTTTGACAAACTCTACCTGCTTCGCACTCGGGAAGAATCCTTCATCCGCCTTTCCAGCCTCACGCAGACGACCGGCACGGCCACAGCGACCACGATTGGCACGCACCCCTACCAGACCGACGAGGTGGTGCGAATCAGCGGAGCGGTGAATGCGGGATACCTGGCAGACTTCCAAGTGACACGTATCAGCTCAACGCAATTTTCCTTCACCGTGCCCTCGGGCACAGTCACGCCGGACACAGGGCAGATCATCGCCCAGCGCGTCCAACCGGCCTTGGTATGGGATGGCGTGCTGGCAAATGCCTTCACCCGCGTAGCGCAAGGCTCGCACCCGATTGCAGTCACCTACTCACGCCTGCCATCAACCAGCACAGCAACCTATCTCAATAACCAACTCATCATCGCCCGCAGCCGCGACGAGGTGCTCATCTCGGATGTCTTCGACGCCGAAACCTACGACCCTGTTTTGAAATCCTTCCGCGCCAATGCGGGCAGTAACGACTACATCGTGGCCCTGCATCCCTACGCCGAAGGCCAAGTGCTCGTCTTCTGCCGCAAATCCATCTGGATTGCCACGGCGGCCATTGGAACGGATGGGGTCTCGATGGATTCCGCCAATAGCAGCCTGCAACTCCTCACCAACGAAGTCGGTTGCTCCGCCCGCCGCAGCATCGCCACCGCAGGCGTGTATGTCTTTTTCCTCTCGGACAATGGCGTTTACCGCCTCGACAATCAATTTGACCTCAAGTTGCGCGGATCCACGCAGACACTTTCGGACCCTATCGCCGACCTCGTAGGCGGCATCAATGCCACGGCGGCGCACTTGAGCAATGGCATCTACCACGGCAACCGCTACTACCTCGCCCTCCCGCTTGGCACCAGCACCCAGCCGAACAGCCTCTTTGCTTTCAACATGCTGAACCAGCAGTGGGAGAGCCGCGACACCTACGGATTCCCCATAGACCGCCTCCTCGTCTCGGACTACGGCACCAAGCGCCGCCTCTTCGCCGCTACCGCCGCTGGCAAGCTCTTCCTCCTTGATGAGCAAGAGACCGGAGCGGATGACACCGCCTCCGGCCTCGGCACCAGCAATGTGGCGGGCCTCCTGCTCACCCGCCGCTATGGATTTGACGGACTCAACGCCAAGCGCCTCTTGCGGGCTAAAGCCAGCGTCGTGCTTGATGACGGTGCCGCCTGCACGCTCAATGCCGTGACCACCGACTACGACAAAGACTTTCAGATCGCCTCCCTCACGAACGCGAGCGGAAGCACCGAGGACTACACCATAAAAGCCCCGCTCCGCTGCAAAGCCACCGCCCTCGATCTCCGGTTCCGCACCTCCGCCGGCCGCCCCATCCTCCGCACCATCACCGCCGAAGCCGCCCGCTCCGGCATGTCGCCGCAAGAAACCCGAACCCTCAATTAACCATGGCCACCGTCACCCCAAGCAAAACTTTTACCTCCAACGAAATCGTCACCCCGGCAAACCTCAACCTACTCGGCACGCCAACCGTGGCGCTGGCGGATAGTGAGGTCACGGCAGCGAAGATTGCAGACGGAGCCGTGACTCAAGCCAAGCTGAACTCCAGCGTTACGCTTGTGCCAACTGGAGCTGTCATGCCATTTGCTATGAACACCGTGCCTACTGGATGGCTGGCTGCCAATGGAACGGAGTATTCCAAAACAGGCACATACGCAGGATTATTTGCTGTGATCGGAACGACCTACGGCGAGACCAATGGCTCCGGCGTCATTGGCACAACGCATTTCCGCGTGCCGGACCTGTGCGGATATTTCTTGCGCGGCTCTGGAACAAATAGGGACGGCACGGCCTCTGGAGCTTTTGGACAGAAGCAAGCAGATGCCGTTGGGCCGCATACGCATTTGTATGATGATTATTATCAAACCTCAAC